CGGTTGTTGCGCCGGACACAGAAATATTATGGCCGTTAGCCTCTATGGATATTCCGCTTTGCGTCAAGTGGATATACATCCCAAAAGCATTATATTGTGCAGACTCCCCTGACGCTAAATTTTTCTTTCTTATAGATGCGTTGTTGGTGGCAACAATTCTTCCGTTGCTTCTATCGCCATTTACAAACTCAGCCGCTACCGCTGTATTGATTGGCGGATTTGAAGTAAAACCAAATTCGCTAAGCCGTGGAACCTCATCAATAATGGTTCCATTATCCATGGTAATCTGCACCATTTGAACGGGACCAGAATCATCAACAAAAGATATCTTGCCTATACCGAACGCAGCAAGAATCATATTGTAAAGCCTACCAATAGAATTTAGCGTATCGCTCATTTTACAGCCGCCTTTGCTGATCCAGCCGTAATGGTTGTTAAAAAATCCTCCCCATCCGCAGGAGAAACAGCGGGGGAAGTATCCGGCAATGTTAAGGCGGTATCTGCGGGATTTTTTATCCCCCCAGGCACATGCAAAGGATCCCCGATTTCGCGCAGCGGTAGCGGGAAAGTAATTTTTGGTTCGATAATAAACGCATCCGGCGGATATAGGGTTAAATGAGCCGTAGTTCCCGCCTCTTCCGTAAGAGAATAAGTGATCTCAGAAATAACATATTGTTTTTTATTTACCTTCAAAGAAGGTATATCGAGCGGTATTTTCATACCAGGTTCTAATATTTTTCCTTCTGAGTTTCTCCAGTTGTCCGTCACAAGATCAACCCTGAATGCGCGGCCATAACGCCGGGCATTTTCCCATTCCGCACGCAATGGCCCAACAATATAATTAGAAGCCCCGCCGCCAGACTCACAAACAATTACTTTTTTTCTTTTACGCGGCTGCCCATCAGCGCGAGGAAGAAAACCCTCTTTATCAAAAGTTTTATAAATACCATTTAACCCCGAAGGATCATCGCTTGGGATATCGGCATAATACCGGGCGTTTTGTAAATAAACCTCATATTGCACGAACCGCTGGTTCATTCCGAAGCTAGCGCTGGCTTCCTGAATGTTTACACCCTCCTGAAATCCGCTAGTAGATTCTTTGAATGCGCTTCTATTGAGCACCAAATTACCATCAGCATCCTCATAATAAAGCAAAACGGAATAGCGACATATCTTTTCCAGAATATCAACAACGCTCTCAGATAGCATAATATTATGCTGAGGAATCTCAGGTAGGCTCGATAATGCCTGATCTGCATTTTGTCCAACATCAACAACATATAGCAAAACATCAATACCAAATGGCTTTGCCAGATCTTCCGCTAAATTATATGCATTAGTTCCGCTAATTTGACCACTTGGCCAGTCGGCGGCTCCGTCTATTAAATCCTGACATTTTCCCCTTCCTACAAGCTTTACTGTATGAGAATCGCTTGAAAAAGAAGGTGTGTATAAATCAACGTATCCTGTGACGATATTATCATCGCCAATCTTTAACTGACAAGGAGCGCCGGGGAGGGCAGTGACAATACTGTTGCCGCCTGGATTTTTTTCGGTGAACTCTATTTCAAAGGTGTTTGGTATGCGCTCGATAGAACGGGTTACCCGCATGCGCGTCCATCCGGTTATTTTTTCCGTTCCCACGATAAGAGAAACCTCGTTTTTTGGATCAGAGGTAGCGCTCAGGTTGCCAAGAAAATTGGTTGACTGCGCTATTGTAGATGCGATTGATGTATAAATTTCGCTCATGATGACAACGCGGGGAACTCTATTGGCATAAATGCGGGATGAACGGGATTGGCAAAAGACACAACCTGATCGGTTCGCGTTATATCGCCATAAAGACGGTATGCTATATTGAGCGCAGGCATGGTGTCATTGTATTTTTTCTGTACAATAACAGCAAGACTTGAGCCGCGCACAGATAAGTCTTTTACGACTTCGGCTCGCAATCTCTTTAGCGCCAGAAATACATCATCATCACCATGATCGCCAGCGTAAGAGATTTCAATATCCAGCGCGTCAGTAACCCGATTCATTGTATCATAAGCATCATTTTGTGATATTGGCTGGTAATACGATGAAGCCAACGCAACACGAGCCGCCGCCGATCTACGACATAATGAGGCTATCGCGTTTCTAAATTCATCTTGATATGAGCCTATGGTTGATGTTCCAGATACCGGAACATCATAAACTGACATCATGTTAGAAAGAATGGTTATAGCATCGGCGGGGTTTACAACAGAGGAAGCTATAGCTGATACATAGTCCTGTATTGATGAAGTCATGTTATTGGCTACGCCAGAGCGTATAGCTGAATCAACATTAGAAGCAGCAACCTCAACAGCAGCTTGCGCGGTAACCCCCGCTTCAATTAAATTATTTAACTTAACCGATAAATTAGCGGCAGGAATAGGATTGCCAACAATGCTACTGGATGCGCTTCCGGTGCTAGCCCCAAAGAATCTGCCAAAATAACCAGGCAGGGAGCTAGAGGCGCGGAAAATATTGCTCGCAGTTTTTGTAAGCCCGCCACCGAGCGCAACAAAAGTTGCCGCCGGAATTAAGCCGTCTAGTATGATTTGTTGGCCTTTGGAGATTAAATCAGCAGCTTTATCAACAAAAGATGCGGCGGAAGCCACATTTGCATCACCAAACTTCTGAGCTAGAGCGCTTAAACTTGATGAGACAAGCCCAGGAAATAAACGCTGTCCGGCCTCAATAAAATGAAACGACAACATTACTTGTCGGCCATTTTTTACGTTATCAGTAGTGCGAAGCGAAATTAGATTAACATTCATGATACCGTAAGTGGGATGAATCAAAACACCATCCCCACCACGCTCGCAAACAGCCACCATAAGGTCGCGCTGTGCTATAACATCATCGCCAACAAGAAACCCCTCTACGGTAAACTCATTTGGCAATTTGCCCATATCTTCCGGCCAGACATTGTCACGCTTTGGGTACTTATGGATAGCCAGCCGCCTTCCATGCGTGTTGTCCGTAGAAGTTACGGCAAACGGCAACCCCTTAAATGAAGCGTTAAAAAGTGTATCAAAATAGCTCATGGCAGGTGATCCATTGACATGCTTGATTGTGTATTTACAGAGGTTTCGCCTACATTTCCAGTGCTGGCAGCGCGAGCGCGAGTACCGGGAGGAGCGCCGGAAATATTTACATGAACATCAACCCTTCCGTTGCTTGCGGGAAGATTGGGGCCGTACATAAGCATATCGGTGTTATCCCTGTGAGCATTTTCCATGCCTTCGGATATCCCCCTGCCAAAATCAGCAAACAATCCTGAAATATAACTAGATAGCCCCCCAGCCTCTTGCATTCTATCCCCAGCGTATTCTCCAAATTTACTATCCCTGACGACGTTAATATTATGGGCGATACCAAGCGCCTGCTCCTCTATGAACGTAGCGGGGGCAAGCATGAAGTCAGTAAACTTTTCCAGCGACCCCTTTTTATCGCTACCTATAAAATTATTGAATGCAGTCGCGGCGTTATTGACGGCAGGAATCATAGATCGTGCAATTACACTGGATAAATCTTCAAGGTTTACTTTGGCCGCATTTAGATTTTTCCATAACTCCGCAGAATCTTCGGATTCTTTTTTGGTAAATGGCGTAGTGTATTTGTTAGCCAATGACATTGAATTATCATAATCAGTCAAAAGCGGCAAAAGATCACCAGCGCCTGCCATTTCAATTAGCGTTTTTGCAGTTGGACCGCTTGGGCCGCTAGCCGCACGAGCAAGTTCTGGTAATATTTTATCGGCTCTTTTTGGCAAACCATTGGCTCCGACAGGGTTGATGCCAAGTTGCTGTAGCAACCTTAGATATTCTTCCGAATTTCCACGCCCATAAACGGCATCATTAAGCATACTGCTTATTCCGGTAAGCGATCCCATGGTTGAATTTGAGGAAACTCCCGCAACTCTTCCGGCGTTAACAAACTTTTGAATCGCATCAGTGGATATATCGGTATAACGAGAGGTAAGCTGCATCTGCCTACCAAGGTCGGCCACTTTTTTTACCGCAACCGCAGCGCCGCCCACCGTAGCCATCGAAGTAAAGCTTTGCCAAGAAGGAAGTAAATTTTCTATGCCGGAAGAAAGCCCCTTGATACCAACAGAACTATCATAAATAGATTTGCTAAAGCTAGATAATCCGGAACTATCTGTAACCTTTTTAACCGCCTCCCCCGCTTTGTTAACGGGGTTAAACATGTTTCCAAAGGAAGTGTTGATTTT